GCCACTTGTATTAAATGATGCTAGCGCATAAAAAGCGTTTAAGCCTTCACCACTAAAATGTGTAGCGTTGCTGTACAGCTCATCAATCGTGTCAACAAAGACATGTTCTTTTTTTGCTGTGCTAAGTTCGCAGGCGCAGTATTTACCCGAAGACGGAAGCACAGTCGCTAGGAATTCCTGCGACTTCATAGATGCTCCTTGGGTTAGCCGTTAATGCGTTGATCGAATCTTTTTATTAGTTCCTTTTGAAAACTCAACGGCATGCTGGTATCAAGGTAGCGTTCTGCAAAGCGAATTAATTCTTTGTCTGTAAGGGCAGCTGGTGAGATCACCGCTTGGTTTATTTTTTCTGATTGCATTTTTTCATTGCCTCTTCAACTGTGCTGCTTGTTTGTAATATGAGTAACAAATTTGTTACGCCTGTTCTGTATGAGGGTGTAACTTCAGTTCCGGAAAACCAGTTATAAACCGTCTGTCTTGTTGCGCCTGTGTACTGCGAAATCTGAATCACAGGAAAATTCAGTTTAATAGCCCATCGACCTAGCTGGTTACCCAGCGTTTTAGGGGCGCTGGATATTGTTTGTTTTATTGTTTCTGAGTAAGCCATATTATTCTTTTAAAAAAAGGCGGGGAGGCATCCTTCTTAGTCTGAAATCTCTAAGAGCCATAGAGCTGAATAGTGTCAGCCTCCCCAAAACCACCCTCACGTGGAACAGGTCGTGAAACAGTTTCCAGAACCATCACAGCAAATCGTGCAGATCTTTCCTGTTTCACTCATAGTCGTTGTCATGCAGCCAGCATAAGCAGCGGATACCGCTAGCAGCAACCCAAAGGATACGATAGTCTTACTCATCATCTGTATCCCACTCATCAACAACCGCCGCTAAGTCCCCAGTTTTTTTCTTCGGAACAGCTGACGGTTTAACCGCTGGCTTGCGCTTCTCAGGCTCGTCAAATGACTCTGCTGCTTCTTTCGGTGCGGCTAAAGCTGGTGCGGGGGCTGTCTTCTTAGTGCCGCCCATACCAAAACTCATAACTACTGCCGCTTTAGCTTCAGTCGACTCGCTCTTTTCCTTAACGGTTTCAAACTCGTCTTGCTCTAGCCAACGCATTGGTTGGAAGAATAGCTTAGGTACAGCGGCTTTAGTATCAAAACGCAAACGGGTTACCACAGTCTCAGGGTTAATACTTTGAGCTGCTAAGTAACGGGCGTACGCTTGCAATGGGCGCTTATCGCCTTCTTCTTTACCAAAGATTGATGTAGCAGACAGGGTTAACTGCATAATATCGCCACCAACATCATTAGCCAATACTACTGCTAGACGCTGGCTATAACGACAGGCGCGTGAATTACCTTGACCTGATCCAGCAGAATTCTGTGGGCATGAGGCGCAATTACTAGATTGAGGATCTTCTGCATGGGCGTCAGGTTTTTCACCATCGGCTGACCAGCAAGCTGGGCCTTTAGTAGAACCTTCTTCGTATGTGCCTGCATAAAATGTACGGCTGATTTTTGGTGCCGCTTGAACAATGACTACATCAAGATGGCGATCATCAATAGACGCTACTTCTTCGCTACCAGCCAACAGACGGAACACACCACCTTTGATGGAAATGCGCTTGCTAAAACTACTACCGCCACCACCAGCTAGGCTTTTGGCTAAGTCTGAAAGTAATCCTGATTTAGCGAACGCTGGTAGTTTAGCGGGGTTAAATGCTGTGAGTTCTTTACTCATTTGTTACTGCTCCTGTTTCAGTTGGCTTGGCAATAGCCACGCCTGTTTGTAAAAATTCTAAAAATACTTCGGCTGTTTCTGTAACTTCATAGGCTGAGCCCTCATACATGCTTTTTGCAGCTGTATCTAAAGCCATTCTGCGAAGGTCTAACTCAAGCATAATGTTCCGAGCGGCTTGCTCTACTGCTTGTTGTTGTGCTGAATCCATTTACTTCTCCTTATTTAGTTGGTTTACGTACTGATACTGATACTTCGGACATGGAGTTTAACCCAGCTGGTACTGCCCCAGGATTTTCCTCCAAGAACAACGCCATATTCTTTTGCGAAATGCGTCTCTCAAATAAATCTAGCGCATCGTGCTCCATAGCAAACGACTTAAATGAATCCCAATCGTCTGTGTAATAGCGTGTTTTTTGTGACAGGATAATTGTGCCTTCGTCTGTTTTTACAGATTGAAGACCGAGTGCCACCATCTGATCCTTCATGGCATTTTTAATTTCCTCCTGTTGTGCTTTAAGCTCTTCAAGCTGTGTTTCATACTGCGTGGTTAGCTCGTTGACCTTTGTGTATATCTTGCGATATACCTTTGCTAGTTTGTCTAGCGGAATAGCTTCGTCTGACATACTTCCTCCTTTGTCAATAATTATACATCATTGCTGATGGCAATACAACCCGAATACGGGTTTTTAAATTTCACCAATCTCCTCCTTATACAGATTGAGCAGAATGTCGTGTCCTTCTACACGCTTCTCCAGTTGTGCAAACATCCGCTTTTCTATATCGCTACCTTGTAAGTGTATCACAGTTACATTTTTACCCGTCTGACCAATTCGGTCGGCACGGGCGATACATTGTAGGTAGGTCTCAACAGACATAACGGGGCCATAAAATACTACTGTGTCAGCCGCTGTTAGGGTTACGCCATGGGAGGCTGACTGGGGTTGTACAACTAATATGCGGGGGTTAGGCTCGGTCTGAAACCGTTTGAATATATCAGTACGTTTGTTAACCGATACGTCCCCGTGGATAACTTCCGCCGCCACATTGTGCTTTAAAAGAAACTCGTGGATAGCCTCAATACTGTGCCTAAATGGTGCAAAGACAATAACTTTTCTGTTGGTTTCTTCCAACACTTCTAGAAGAACGTTCAAACGTGGGGCGCAATCAAACTCCACAACCTCATGGGCATCTGTATAGGCAGCACCTGCTGAAATTTGTAGCAACTTTGATACGCCTGCCGCTGCATTGACAGCTGTAATAGTCTCGCCTGAAGCCTGCATAACCATGCGCTCTTTAATGAGCTTGTAGTATTTAACCTGTTGCGGTGTCAGAGGTATCTCGCGAGTCTCTGTTAGTACTGGGGGTAGGTCTGTACACTCTTCTTTGGTAAACCTAATGGCTGGTTGCAGTGCAGCAAACACAGCCTCAGCCGCTCCGCTCTTAGGTACCCATTTAAACTGCGTGAGCTTTTTCATCACCTTATCACGCCATGCGGTAGCAAACTTAGGCACACCAGCTGGATTAACTAACTTAGCCAAACCATACGCATCCATCGGCGATTGAGCTGAGGGAGTTCCAGTCATCATCCACAGCATAGACTCAGGGCGTACGATTTTGCTCAACGACTTCCACCGTTTAGTAGATGCGTTCTTGTATGCGTTTGCTTCATCTACTATGACTAAATCAAACCGCCCGTCTTTAGCAACTTCATCGGCAATTAAATTGAGCCCATCATAATTAACAATCACAAACTCATAATCACCTTGAACCATCTCGATACGTCTACTAGCCTGAGCGTGGTGCGCCACAATTGCTGATCTGTTAATAACGCTATTAGCAATACCGCTCATCCAAGCGTCGTGCATGATTGACAAAGGGCACAGAATTAAACAACGGCGTACTTTCTTTAATCGCATCAAGTAGTCTGCTGCCCATAAAGCGCTAAGTGTTTTACCAGTTCCGGGGTCGTTAAATACAAATGCTTTTGGGTTAAGCGTTAAGAATGAAGCTGTTTCTACTTGATGGGCAAAGGGTCTGTGTTTTCCAGGCCACTCGTACCGAGCTGTGATAGGCGAGGTTAGATCTTTAACACCTAAGTTTCTTAATACTCTAACCTCATCAAGCCCCCAAAATACTGCCATCTCATACACACCTGCGTTCTCGCCAACTACTTTACTGCGCGGAATAATACTGTACTTGTCTGGCGTCCTAGTCCGAAAGACTAGAGCCTTGTTCTCTACTATTTCCATCTTCGTTTCTCTCTTCTTTTTGGTCGATGTAATCTTTTAATGTTGTTTGTTTTTTCTTCCCAAAGATTGTTTCAAAGTTTTTATCGAACACTTCCATGGGTACACCTAGTGGGCGTGGTGTGTCGCCTTTACCGTTATCTCTCATATCACTTGCTCCGCTGTCTACTATGTTTGTTGGTACGTCGTGTTTCATCCGATTCTCCAATATCGGTCGTTCGGGTTATTAAGCATTGCTTTAATAAGCTCATCTGTATTAAAGAACCATTGAATAACTTTCGTGCCATCATGCTGCATGATTTCAAAACTCATTCCATATACTCTTTTGGTGGGCGATCATCGCCTTCTTTGTACGTCTTTGCGTATAAAGTCAGCATGCGAATATTACACATCACATGCGCTAGGTGTGGATGACCTGACTCAGGATCTATTTCTTCCCCGCGTTGCCATGCAGCTAGATGGCGCATAGCGCAAGCATAAGGCACAGACCACGGCATTCCTTTAGCCCAGTTCCATGCGTTGTACTTCTTAGTTCCGTAATCCCACACCCTAGCTTCATCTTCTAAAGTCCATAAGGGTATCAAGCTCATGTCAGGTTTGTTGCTGTTGTACCTTGCACCGGAACCTTTTTCTTTGCTGTTTACATCTCCTATACC